CGGTTGTTGAACTACTCCATTGATAACTAATCTAATTTCATTTTCATTGGTTACAGCATGAGATAAAGTATAGTTAGCTGTAGCTGAAACTGTAAATGTTTCTGTTTCAAAACTTGCATAACTTTCTGCTGGTTGGTTTCCAATAAAAGGCATTGATCTCCTATGTACTTATTGCATCTACTGCTGATACCCAAACATCTAAAGATGACGCTGTATCTGATACTACTTTTAAAGCATCACCAGATTGAACTACAAATTTAGCTCCGCCATCTAAAACCTGTAATGATGAACCACTTGGTATTGGTGCATTTTTAACAAGATAGATGTCATTAGAACCATCATTAATATATACAGATGCTACAACAGCTGATGTTGTTATATTAGCAACTGAAATACCAACAACAGTATCATAACTATTTGCAGTAAATAAAGTTGCTGCAGATGTTCCTACATCGTTGCTTGTGTATCGTCTAAAGTTTTGTGCCATGTATACTCCTTATTATAAAGCTATGCTCATTGCAATAGCAAATCCATTTGATGCAAATCCTGTAGTATCTACAGCAGCATCCTGCCAAGCAGAACCTGTGTATACACGAAGTACATCGTTTGTTGTATTAAAATATAAATCTCCTGCAGTTAAAGCATCCCCATCATTGTCTACTGTAGGATCTGAACTTTTTGCTCCAAGATAAATATCGTCAAAATTATCAGCTGCAGCTTCGGCAGCGGCTTGAGCTGCTTGAGCAGCAGTTTTAGCTGTATCGGAAGCGGTAGCACTTGTTGCAGCATTAGTCGCTGAAGTGGCTGCTTCAGATGCTTTCGTTGTAGCAGTTGTTGCACTAGACGCAGCATTGGTAGCTGATGTAGCGGCTTCTGATGCTTTTGTCGTAGCTGTTGATGCAGAACTTGTAGCTGATGTAGCTGAAGAAGCGGCATTGGTTGCAGACGTACTCGCAGCACTAGCTTGTGATGTTGCTGTTGTAGCTGAACTGGCAGCACTCGTTGCTGATGATGCAGCATTTGTTTCTGAAGTTGAAGCATTAGATGCTGATGTTGATGCTTCACTAGCTTTTGTAGAAGCGGTTGATTCGGATGAAGCTGCGGCAGTTGCTGAATTAGCACTTGCGGTAGCAGATGTTGCACTAGCTGTTGCGGATGTTGCAGCGGCAGTAGCCGAAGTTGCTGCAGCGGTTGCTGAAGAAGTTGCTGTAGCAGCGTCAACAATTAAATCCCATTTAGCTGAATCTGTATTTGTTGTAAGTGGTTGTGAACCAGAAGAAGTATGAGCTGTGTTAGCCATAAAGATATTATTAGTCGAAGTATCTTTAACTAAATCTCTAACTTGATATGCAGTTGATGCGGACCAGTTACCTCTAAAAGTTCCTAGTTCTTGAGTTACTGCTAGTTCTCCAGAAGAATCAAAAGATAAAACTTTATTGGCTCTGTCTGTTGCACCTACAGTAAACTCTGTAGATGTCATAGTGTTTGTTCTTGATAATTTAAGTGATCTGTCTACTTCCTCTTGAACCTGTTGAGTAGTCATGGTTCCACGATCCAAACCCTCTTCATGTGATTCCGCAGGGAATGGATCATTAGCAATATAATCTATCGCTTGAGTTTGCGGAACTTCTCTAATGATCACAACTGTTTCACCAGACGCTGGAGTATTACCAGTAGTAAAAGTTATTGAACCTCCACTAGCATCTCCTGCACCTGCTACTGTATAGTGAGTAGTTAAAGTTTTAACAGTTTCAGTTCCTGTTGATGATCTAATAATTACAATTAAATCTGAGTCCGCAAATATTTTAAAACCATAAGCAAATTGGGTTGTACTCCCATTACCAGAGTAGGAATTCTTTACTGTAGTTGAAGATACTGTCATGTTAATTCTCTATATATTAAATGTTGTAATTATCAATACCATATTATTGTGGTAATAGTACATTTATTTCTTCTGTTTCATCTCCTTTTTTTCTATTGTAAAAGCCATATTTTTCTATTTGAGCAGCTTCTATACGTTCTCTAGTTTTAGGGTATTTTTCAAGCATTTGATAATAAGCCATATCTTTAAAACCTTTAAATATTTTTTTAATATATATTTCTTTACCACCATCAAAATCAACATCACCCTCTTGTAAACTTTGATAATCACTTGAATCAAAAGTGTCTTTTAAATATTCTGTTAAAGTTTTACCTTCTATTTTGACTTTACCTATATTTTCCATCATATAATCATAAGCAGATTGTTCACCTGTAAAATTGTATTCTTTAGTTAAATCAATTTTTTTATATTTAATTTTTTGTGGTTCTCCAAGAGGTATTCTAAGTCTAGCAATTTCAAATGCTACAGGATTATCTTTAACATCTATTTTTCTACCTACTAAACTTGGTCCTTGAAACCAAAAAGAAAATGATGCTACGCCATCTGCATTTAAGTATAAACTACTAGGTGTTTTTTCTATAGGATCACCTGTTAATATATCTCTTCTAGGTTCCAAATATTTTTCACCTAATCCAGACCTCGCTATAATTCTATCTAAAAATCCTCTTGTTTCATATGCTTCTTTTTCTGGTTCTAATATTCCTGGTATACCTTGATTTCTTAAAGAAGCGTAAGGTATAGCATTTCCCACTACTCCACCAAAAAATTTAGAAAAACTATTTTCAGTAGGACTAGCAATAAGTTCCATAGCATCAGATAAACCTCTTAGATAAGTTTTATTAGATGCGTTTCTAAATACAGTTAATGCTGCTGAACTAAATAAATCTTCTTTTTGTTCATCATTAATATTAATTAAATTTTCTTTTAAGTCTGCAATAATTCCAAGTATATAAAAACGAGGATCCATTCTATTATATTGTTTGTAAGTTATACTTCCATCTTCATTTTTTTGAGCAATAGAATAAGGTTGCCAACCCATTGATAACCAAGTTTTTTTTACTTCAAAATTAGATGGTCCATTACCTGTTATTTTAGGATATAGTTTACCATCTTTATCTGCAATATCTTCTGTTGCTAAATGTAAACCATAACCTGCATAAGCCATACCCATCATTTGTCTACCTAGAACTTCAGCTCTTGCTCTTCTATCTCCGCTATTCCATAAGTCTCTATTTTGTTTTGTAAGTAAACCAAATCCAGGAATACGATTTCCAAAATGTCTCCAAAGGTTTGTAGGTGTTCTAATAAAGGGAGCCATAAATCTAAATTCTGGTGAATTGTTTAAAAATGTTTGTATTTTAGCTCCCCAATCTAAATAAGAACCACCTTTTAAAGAATTTGTATAAGTTGATTCTCTTGCGTAATCTAAAGTTTTTTGATTAATACTATTATCTTTTATATTTGCTGATCCATTTTTATCAAAACCTTCATCAAAAATTCTTTTAATGTTTTCTTTACCTTCTTTAGAACTTATTGATAAACCTCTTTCCATAGTGTTATCTAAAGCATTAGTAAACAATCTACCTCTGTAATTCATTTGTTTTAATAGTTCATCACCTGTCATTAGTAATCTTGATGGTAATTCTACAACATTACCTATCCAATCTATTGCAGTTCCGACAGCTCCATCAAAACCTAAGTTAGCACCACTAATAGGTCTTACTGCTTTACCACCTACAATCTCTAAGTTATCTTGGGTTCTGGCAAGAGGATCAAGTATTGCATCACCTTGTTTTAAAGCTAGTCCTGTAGCTCTTATAGTATCTCCAAAACTCATCATCATTCCTTGATACTGAGCAAAACCTAATCTTATCGATCTAACATCTGCTCTTGCAAGACCACCACCAATTTGTTCCATTGGTCTAATCAATGCTTCATAAATACCAGACTTCATGTTGATAGCTTGTGTAAATACACCAGACAATAATGAGTTAATGTAAAGTGAGTTAAATGCTTCTACTGTTCTTTGGTATCTTGTTTTAGCAACAGAATTAATTACCTCTTCTAATGGTGCATCTTTAATTAAGTTTGCTATTGTTGTTGAGTCTCCTCTAAAGTTTTGAATAATGTCTACCATTTTTTCTATATCTAAAACTTTACCTTCTGATCTAGCAACTTTTATTCTACCTGCTTGAGTAGTTCTAGCAGCACCTCTTATTTGATCTTTAAGAGCAACTACTGTTTTTCTAACTATTTCACTTTGCAAAGCTACTTCTTCTTTTGCTTGTTTAGTCCAAGCCTTAGTATCTCTACCAAATTGTTTTACATATTTTTCAGATGTTTCTTTTAAAGTAAATGCAAGTTCTTGTAATATTTGTTTAGATGCTAACATTCTAACTGTAGCATTTTTAGCAGCTTCAGCATCTTTAGGTAATGCTTTTAAAACTTCTTCTTTATCTCTTGATAATATTGTTGCAAGTTCTTCTGCTGTTTGATTTTTTAATACATCATTTTGTAAATAATCTTTTGTTACATCATCAAATCTTTCAGATACATCATCTATTGTTTTTAAAACTTCAGCAGAATTTAAGAATGATTTAGTGTTTAATATTTTTTTAATAAAAGATTCAGTTTGTTTCTTAGCTTCTTTTTCACCAATATTTATTTTTTTAATATATTCTTTAGTATTGATAGCTTTATTATCTTCTACAATTTTAGTTAATACTTTTTTATTTTTTTTCTTTTTCTTTAATCCATCAATAGCTTCACCAGTTTCTTTATAAATTTTTTCTTTCTCTGCTATGTCTTTAGTTTTTTTGGCTTTTTTAAATGCTTTGATACCAAATAATATTTCAAGTGGTCCACCAATAAGCATACCCTCAAGTACATTTTTTAATCTACCTTCCATCTCAGTATCATCTTCATCTGTAGCTAAGTATTGAGTAACTGCATTATTTAAAACAGGAGAATCAAACTCTACCAACATATCTGATAGTCTACCCTCGTTAGGATCAAATACAGTAAGATCAGTTACAGCACCTGCTGTCATACCTCTTAATCCTGTCTTAACTATATTTCCACCTAGACCAACACCTTTTAAAATTTTAGATGGTCCTATAAATCCTGTTACAAATCTTGCTGCACCTTCAGTTAAATTTTCACCAATACCTTCTGGTTTATGAAATACAGGTAAATTTCTTTTTTGAGAATATCCACCTTCTTTCCATTTTTTAGGAGAAACATATTTTGGTATTAAATCTTTAAATGTAAATTTACCATCCTCATCTCCAAACTCTAATCCACCCAATGAAACTATGTTTTCATCTAAAAAATCACCTTGCTCTTCTACTGCATTAACAACACCTTGACCTGCTGATAAAGTTAAACTTCCTGCTTTATTCCAAAAATTAAAATCTTCTTCATCTGGATTAGTAATTAAACCAGAATTAACTGGTTCTACTTTTTTAGTAGATTCTTCAAATTGTTTTTCAAATTCGATAGCTTCTTCAGATAACTGAACATCTGCCATAATTATCCTTCTTGTCTTGATTTAAGAATTTTAATATAATCATTGTAAAATTTAATAACTTCTGGATTACCTTCTTCATCTACATAACCATTTAATCTAGACATTGTTATTAAAATATTTTTAGCTTTAGGATCTGCTATATAATTATTTTTAGCTTCTATAATTTTATCAGCTTCTCTAATTACATTAAATTTATTTTCTTCTAAATTAAAAGATGTAATTTGTTCTGTTGTAACTTTTTCATATTTATCTTGTAAATCTATTCTTAACTGTCTAGCATATTGTTGTTGCTCAGCATAAGTTGCATCTTTATTTAATTGAATATATAAATCAATTCTTGCATCGTATTCAAGACCAGATTCTACTGCTCTTTCTTTGTTAATAGCTTTATTAAGTCCAGAAATAAAAGAATTAAAAAAACTTGATTCTAATAATTTTTTTTGTTCTGTTTGATATTCAAAGAATTTATTACCTTGTTCAATCTTTCTAACAAAAGTATCATGACCAATACTTTCAGTTAATATTTTTTGTTTTAAGGTTGCAAATTCTGCTTCTCTTTTACCAGATATAGTTTTACTACCATTATATCTTTCAAAGTTTTCTAGTTCATTTAATAATCTTTCAGCTTCTTCATAATCAGCATTAGGATCACCCTTAACTGCCACAGATTCAATTTTTTGTTTATAAGAATTGTAAATAGAATTGTTAAATATTTCATCAGATAAAAATTTAGTACCATTTATATCTTTATCTATTTTTTTAATTTTCTCTACAGCATCTGGTGTACCAATAAAAGAATCAGCATCTGTTAATAATAAAACACTATCAATGGCTTCTATTCTTTTTTTAAGATCATTAGATCCTAACATATGTTCTTCGTTATATAATTCAGCTTTTAAATATAATTGGTCTCTATATTTATCTTTTAAAGTAGTATTAGTTTCAGTTTTAAATTTTGCAACATCTGCATTGATGTCATCATTATAAATTTTAGCACTTTCTTTTTCATATGCTTTAAAAGAGTTTTGTTTTAAATGATAAATACTTTCTGAGTTTTCTAAATTAATTCCATTTTCTACTAATTTTCTAACTCTTCTATTTGTAATAGTAGATGTTTTTTGTTTTATTAAAGGTGTAAATGTTTGCTTCCAATTATTAATAGATTCTTCTTCACTAATATTATCTTTTTGTGATTCTATAATTTTATCTGATTCTGATTTCAATTCTAGTATTGCTTTTTTAGCAATTAGTTTTTCTTCATTATCTCTTTTTTTAATTGCATAATTTGCTAACTGATCAGATGCAGGTAAAAGTTTAGCAGCTACAGTAGAAGTTGGTGATACTTGAATACCAGTTGTTATACTTCCAACTTCTGTTGTGGGTCTTGCAGTTGATTCAAATGTAGGTATCTTAGGCATAATTATCCAAACGCTTTTAATAAACTTGTTCCTGCTTGAGCATAATACCCAAGCTCTGTTGCTTTAGCTTGTTGTCTAGCAAGTTCACCAGACATAATAGCAAAGTTTGCTTCTTCCATTTTTCTTGATTCTGCAACTTTAGAATTGTAATCAATAATATCTTTTTCTATTTCTGCTTGTTCAGCATTAAATCTTAAAACTCTTAAACCAGAACCAGACAACTCTGCACCAGAAGTTAGTACAGCAGTTTTTGTTTGACCTTGTAGCTGTGAAAATTTTTGATCAAATCTAGCAAGATCAAATTCTTTTTGTTGTTGTATTCTTTCAGCTTCTTGTACTTTAACTCTAAAGTTTCTATCAGCTATTGCTTTATTATATGATCCAACTGCACTTGCTTGTCTACCAGCTATTATTGCTGTTCCTGCAGATACAAAAGGTGCTGCGGTTGTTAATGCTGGTATTGCTGCTGCCATTAAAATAACCTCGCATACATATATTGGTCTGAGCCATCAAATCCCCATTTTCTCATCAGACCTTCTTTTTCTAAACCTAACCACTCTGCAAATCTTTGACCTTCTTTAAAATCTTTTCTAATTGCAGATTGAACTCTAGTAATATTATTTTCTTTAGCAACTCTTGCAAAATCTTTTTTAATTGCTTTAGCAACACTAAGTGGATGTTTCCACATCTCGCTTGTTGCTATAACCCAACCTTCAGCAACTTGACCCCAAACCATTTTCATTCCTGCAGCAAAGATAGGTTCATGATTAACGATACCAGTAAATGCTAAATGATCTTGTTCTAAGTTTCTAGCATCACCATCAACATTAATATAATGTCTATCTGCTTCTAATACTTTATGGTTCATTTGTTGAGATAAAATAAATTTTCCATGTTGTGCAGTATAAGGCACTATATTTAGTATATTATCCATCATTTGTTACTAACCTTGGGTATAACGATAAAATTGTAAAAGGTAAAGGTTGTGTTTGTCTAACAAAAATAAACCCATCTGTCTCGTAATTTCCTCTAAATTCTACTTCTTTATCTCCTGTAAATGGTGGTATACCTTCATCCATTAAGTTTGCAGAAGTTCTAAAAGGTATTCTTTCCATATCATCTAAGTTTGGTCCAACCTCTATACCTATAGTTTCAAACATTCTAACTGTAATATCATATATTCTTTTAGTTTTACCTTGTGATGTACCATCTTGTGAACCAGCATCTAATCTCATTGTCTGTAGTAAAGATGTAAAAGCTAAACCAATCTTAACATCTTTTGCTGAACGATCTAAAGTTACCGCACCAGAGCTTACAGTTTTATTGGGGTGCGTTGCACCATCTGCTAATATTGAAACAACTTGTCCTTCAAGGTGTGATAATCCAGAAAGATTGGTAACTGCTGAACCACTATAACTTAATGCACTATCTAAAAAATTAAAAGATGTGTTATCTGTTTCATCAAAGTCAAGTTCGTTTAAATATTCAACATACCTTCTAGTTGAACCGTTAATTGTTCTTTTTACAATTACATAAGTTTGATATTCTTTGTCATCTGTAGGAATTACCGCTACACTTTCTACTACTGCTTTACCTTCGCTTGTTGCTGTTAATCTTGTTTTGTCAAAACTTTTAATCGTTAAATATCCTGTTGCTTCATGTGCTGTTTCAGTAATTGTAACTACTGCACTTGATACTGTTGCAGTAAAATTAGCGTGAGCATTTATTGCATTTTTTAAATTAGTTGCAGTAGTATTATTACTGGTTTCAGTTTTAAATTCATTAGTTCCTGCAGTTCCTGTGGTAGAGTTAAAGTCTACAGTTGTACCATCTGATTTTGTTAAAGTAATTTTAGTTTTGTTTACAATGTTTGCATAATCAGAAACTGTAATTGTTGCTATACCAAATCTTCCACCAAAGATATGTCTATGCCAAGCAGTTACTTGTTGTTCTCTTTGATAAGTTAATCCGACTAACTCACCATCTTCTCTAGTAGCATAAATAATTTGATTAGGTTCTTGTTGATATGCAACTTGTGTTAAACCACCTTCAGTAATATGTTCAGCAAGAATTGTCATGTCTGGAGCTACATAACCATCAACATCAAAGTTAAAAGCTAGTTCTCTAATCTTTCTTCTAGCTCTTTGTAAAAATAATGTTGCGTTACCTACAGAGATAGCATCTATGTTTGCAGCACCATGGTTAGATTGTTTTTTAATTAGTATGTTTGTTGGGGTAATAGCACTATCAGATCCACCACCACTTACTGCAAACTCACCACCTGCAGTACCAATAATTAAAGTTCTTGTTGATGTCATAAAACGAATAGCATTAACCTGGTTAGAAGCAATCGTATAAATAATTGCATCATCGTCTGCAATCGTTCCATCAAGATTAGCATCCATGTTTTCATAATCACCAGATTTAGAAAAGTAAACTGTTTGTGGATTATTTAATGTTGCAGCAAATACTAATCGTTGTTCAAAAAAAGTTACGCAAGAAGGATGACCTGTAGTATCTGAAAATGCTCCAAGAAACCAATTAGTAATTGCGTCATCATCAGCATTTGCAAAAGCTGTCGTTATATTTACTGTTACAACTGTTGTGCTTGTTATAGCTGTAATAACTCCATAACCATCATTAAAATGTATTTGTCTACCAACATCTGTTGCTAAAAATCCAGACCCACCATTAATTCCAGTTACTGCAGATGCAGTAATAGTTCTTGATCCTGTTCCAGCATTAGTTACTGTTGCACCATTTGAGTGTGCAGCTCTTGTTGAACCATCAACAGCTCTTGTAATACCTGTTAAGTTATTTGTTGATACACCAGTATAAGAAATTAATTCTGTTCCAACTTGTATTCTACCAGTTGTTGGAAAACCTGTAGCAGATGTTAAAGAAATTGTTGATCCTGATGTACCATTAGCATTATTACCGAGTGTTCCATTTAAAGTTGTTGTTTCAGCACCAGAAGGAGTTAAGGTTGTTTCTGTAATATTAGGATCTAAAAATGGTCCTTTAGTAAAATTTACATCTGTTAATGTCCAAGATGTATGACCTGTTCTTGATAATTTTTCTACTTCGTGATTTGGATGACAAATGTACATAACGTCAGCACTTTGTGCAAATTTTAAATCAAATAATTCTGCTTCTAAATAAGGTGTTGTAATTTCAAAAACTTTATTAGATACTCCACCAGAAGTGTAAGTAGTAAATGATGAACTATTTATATCATTTCCATCTTTGTCTTGTAATTCAAATGTATTAGTAGTTTTGTCTGCAACTAAAAATCTTTTACCATTTACTTCTGTCATACCTCCAACACCACTAATTAATACTTCATCTCCATTTTCATAACCATGTGATGTAGCAGTTACTACAGCAGGATTAGCTTTTGTTATTGCTGTTATAGTTTTATTACTTTCTAATACAGAACTATTATCTTTAAATACTCTAATTTTTAAATTAGAAAATTCTAACATATAAGTTTGTGTGGTAGAAAATTCAAAAGGAATTAATCTTGTTTTTTTTGTACTATCTTTTACTTCAGCAACAAAGTTTGTGCCTGGTCTACGAGCTGCTGAGCCATGAGGGTATATAATTAAATTTTCTAATGTTGCACAACCAGATGAATATTTTGCTAAATCGTTTCTACCATCTAATCTTGGAGATAGTTCACCACCTGTGAAGTTTGTTAATTGAGCTGCAACTCTAGCCATGTATTAGTACCTTGAGTTAATAAAGCTACCTGCGTCTATTGCATCTGTCATTCCTAGATCTTGATCTATATTTTGACCTTCAGTTGAATCTACAAATCTAGCATCTCTTAATTTATCTTGAAACAGTTGATACATATTTTGAGCTGTTTGATTATTAGAAGTAACTGCAAAAGCAATATCAGCACCAAGTGATGCAGATAATGTTTCTCTTAACAATTCATCATACTCATTGGGATCATTAACCCTAGCAACATATAATATTTTCATACTAGATGTATTAGATAATATTTTTCTACCTTCTACTTTGTAATTAGATTCATAATCTAATATTCTAAGTAGTCTTAAACAATCTGATGGTAGTGTAAAAGAAACTTTAAAACCCCAAGCAGGAGCTGTAGTATCTGCTGCTAGTTCAACTCTTTTTTGTAAGCAGTTCCAGGGATGTGATCTAAATACACCATCTCTTACTTGAGTATATCTTTGGTTACAGAGTCTAGCGTTTTTTGAATCTTCTGTAAGTGAAAGTATAGTTGTAGCACCTAATTGATTTAATGCTCCATTACAAATGTCTACTACTGATGCCATACTATTTCCTTATAATATACTTTCGCCTTATCTGTCTATCTTTTTCTAAAGCAAAAATTTCTTTTTCTGTTCTCTCTTCTTTAGTGTCAAAGCCATAATGATACTTGGTATCATGTTTAAACCTATCTACTAACACATATCTGTATACATAATTATCTTTTTTAAAATGTAATACAGGTTTTAAATCTTGAATCTTTTTCATAAAAAGATGGGGGATTACTCCCCCACCTAATATTTAGTAATTAATCTACAACGTACATCATAGTTAATTGAATAGTACCAGTACCTGCAGCACCACCCATAGTTACTGAAACAGGAAGTCCATCCTTATCAGCGTCTACAAGTGAGTTTTCACCTAATGCAATAGTATTTGCAGCGTTAACTGCAGTTGCAGAAGTAGAAGCAGCAGCCGCTTTATAAGCAGCAGCACTTAAACTTACAGCAGTACCAGCTGCATTATTGTGAGCAGCATAACCAACTGACAAAGTAGTTGAACTACCTAATGCGTCATGTGCTAATCTACCAGAAATGATTCTTGAACCATTTGGTAAATTAAACATTTGAATCACATCACCAGATGCTAGAGAAGATGCTTCATACTCTGCATGAGCAACTCTTACTCTACCACTTAGTTCAGTAGTGTCTATCTTTTCGGAAGGTACGTTCTGATCCCATTTAGTCTTTTGTATCGAATAAACTGTAGCCATATTAATATCCTCCTATTACGCTTCTTGACATACTATACCAAGAACTTTTGCTTCTTCCATTCTAGTAGCACCGATTGATTGGCAGTAGTAAACTTGAGTAGCGTAAGATTTGTCTGCTCTTTCGTCTATTCTAGCTGATACGTCTTTACCAATCGCAAGAGTGATTCCATCCTGTGCGAAAGCTATGCAAGTTCTGTCATTACCAGATTTTGCAAGTCTGTTTGATACAGTAAATTTAAACCCAAGGAACGAGTCGATTTCACCCTGTACTAATGCTTTTACAGTATTGAAATCTGAACTTGTTACTTCAGTTGTTGATAAAAGGTTTGTGATTTGCTCTGGTCCCACGATAATGTGTCTTGGGATTGAAGGATCAACACTTGCTAGATCAAAAGTCTGCTTAGCAGTTCTTAACTTAGCGATTGTTAAACCAGCTCCACCTGCAGCGATTGCAGTTTGAGCAGCAGTTGAAGTTGCACCAGTTTCACCTGTGAAGGCAGTACCAGTTGCAGCTGCAATAATCACATCATCCATTGCTCTACCCATTGCCATAGCAGCAGCTTGAGCGTAAGATGAAGTAGGATCAATTAAGAGTCTTACTTTGTCTTGTTGATCAATAAGATCAGCAAATTCATAATCCGCAAGAGATACTCTTCTTCTTGAGTGAGGTGTATCTATTTGAGGAGTGTCTGAATGTCTGCTAGTTTTTAAAACAGCAGTTACTGAGCCAACTTGATCGAAGAAAGCATTTTTACCTGTAACACTTTCAACTCTGACTTTGTCTCTTAATAACGATCCCATTTGTTGAGATAGCATTTGTATGTTAGCAGAATACTGCTGTACAAAAGCTGTAGTTATTTGTGATGACATATTTGTCTCTCCATATTATTGTTGATTTAAAATAATCAGAAAGGTTCTCCACCAATAGGTAGGCATCTCTTGCATTTAAAGTCTGTTAGACTAGAGTCTTTCCTTCTTGTCTGTAAGGTTCTTGCGAATTGTCTTACTATTAATCCACTTATAATAAATATCTGCGATTGGCAAGGGATTATTTTTCTGTTGTTCAGAACCTGTCTCCTTTATCAACCGCAGTATTTCTAAGCGAATTTCTTTATCATTAAGATGATTATCATTTTGCATTTAACATCTCTCTTAAAGTATAAACTTGTTGTACAACTTTATCATGATCTGGGTGCATTCTATTCCAGTATGGACCATTTTTATCATTAGATAATGCTGCAATTTCAGATTCAATATCTTTAGTAGTATCTACGTTTTCACTTTCAGTACCAAGAATTTTATCTTCTGACATCATGTTTGCTATCTTTGCAAAACCTTTTATGATTTCTGGATGATCACCTATTCTTGTTCCATCTTGTAATTGCATATCTAAAACTTCTGGATTAATATTTGCTTTAGCTAACGCACCAGCTTGTTTAACTTTACCTTCAAAGTCTCTACCCCACTCTTGTCTTAGCTGTTGCTCAGCTTGAGCTTGTGCAGTTTCAGTATCAATCTTTGATTGTTGAGCTGTGCCTTCCATATTATTTTTATAGAACTCTAAAATACCTTGAGCTTGTTTATTGTTTAAACCAAGTTGATGAGCATTTTCTGTAAAAGATTTAATTGCATTTTCATCTAAGTTTACTACTTCAGATTTTACATCTAAAGAATATTTATCAGCAGATTCTGGTCTACCAAGTTTTGCATAAACTTCATTCCATTGATCGTCTGTAGAATTATTATTTGGTATAGCAACTTTATCTTGACCAATCATTTTAGTTGCGTTGATATAACTTTTTGCTAACGCATCTATCTCAGTAAACTTTTCTATATTAGGATCAGCTCTGTACTCTTCGCTAATAGAATCTTTCCAAGAAGTTTGTGGTGCAGGAGTATCTGCTTTTGCAACTGGAGTTGGTGTTGCTGTTGGTTGTACTGTTTCTGTAGTCGTTGTTTCTACAGGCACAGTTTCCTGTGTTATCTGTTCGCTTGACATATTATTTTCCTTTATCCTTTCGTAGCATTGATTTAATAAATAGAAGAACACTACGCTGTCCCTCCATGTATGCACTTTCATGGCTATCACCTTTGACGTTAGTGGTAGAATGATAATGACATCTTTTTTCAAGATCGAGCAAGACTTCTTTGCCTTCCTCTGTATTGAATATGTATTCGTAATTTTTTCTTAACCCTTCTATAAGTTTTTCTAGTTGTTTATTTGGTTCCATACTATTCCACTTCAGCATTTGCTAGAGCTTGTGCCTCTTGAGGCAACGCTTTCGCTAGTGGTGCTACATCTCCTGCGGCTTGTGCAACTTGTTGCATTTGTGCCATTTGTTGTTGTTGTTCAGCTTGTGCTGCTTGTTCTTGTCTTTGAGCATTAACTTCGTTTTGTGATTTTAATAATTTCTGTGGCATACCAACTATGTCTGCCAAGTGTTTCACAAGATTATCAAAGTTAACATAATCAAATACTGGTGCTACGTTAGCTAATGATCCTAATATTTCTATTGCTCTCA